TCTAACTCTTTCTTACTAATTTTTTTCTTACCAACTAAACCATTTATCATTGCCCTAGTATTTACGTATTTATCTTTATTTTCTTCATAAATATCGTGTGAAATTAATAGTTCGCCTCTTACAGTCATATTCGTTTTAATATCAGGTATTCCCTTTATTCCAGATAACATAGAACTGAGATTTGTTCCAATAGTACCATTGCCTCTTGTAAATAACATATGTTTGCCATCATCGCGCATAACTAATAAACCAGATGTACCATCAAGTTTATCACTTAAAATATAGTTACCTTTAAATTTTTGAGTCCATTTATCAATAGAACCAGTTCCAGGTTTAATTTTATCCATGCTACCCATATAACATGGTAATTTAATTTTATCTTTGGAATGTGTTTCATCTGCAATCTGAGTCAATAATGGATGGTCGGGGTCTCTATGTTCTAATTCTTCTTTTAATATATCATACTCGCTATCCGTCATAATAGGATTATCATGATTATAATATTGCTTGTTAGCATCTTTAATTAATTTTACAATTTTAGTCAAAGTAGCATCAATTAAAAATTCATAAGGTTCTTGTTTAAATTCTTCTAGAATTGTCATTGTATTATATAAATTATAAGTAATAATTCTATTAATAACTTATAATATCAATTTTTTACAAAATTTTAAGTTTAAATTTAAAGAAAAGTTTCTATTTATTATTAATAAATAATGGATACAATTGATGAGAATAATAGTTTAAATGAGAAATCATCAGATAATAAAATATCATTAATTAAAATTTTATACTTATGGCAAGAAAATAATAATAAATTTAATAGTAGAAGCAAGATATTACGAACAATTGATAAAAATATTAAATTAAATGTTCTTACTACATATCATGGTAATAAAGAAATACTATTAAAACCACGTTATATCACAACGGATCCATTTAAGAATGATGAATCGTTAATTGTTATGTGTGATATATTTGGAAGTAATGGAACTAATTTAAATTCAGATAAACGTATTGACTTGGTAAAAAAAATAGAAACATATAAAGATATAATTATTGAAACTGAACCAAAATGTAGTTTTATTATAAAAATTACATTAACAGATGATTTAACAGATGTTAAAAAGAATGATATTATTGAAACATTTGTAAATGTTGCTATAAAGGGGAAAGTAAATATTAATCAGTATTACTTTGAGAATAAAAATACAGTAATTTTTGAAAACGAGTTTAATGATTATATAAATTGTGCAGATGAATTAACATTTTTTAAATATGTATTATTTAGAACATCTAATATTTTAAATTTTAATTATAAATTAGAAGATAGTTTTACATATAAGTTATTAAATAAAAATAGTAATAAAGAAGGAGGATTAGAAGAATTAAAAGCATTAAGTGATAAATTAAATAAAATTAATGTTATAATACCTGAATCTATTGAGAGAATAGGATATGGTTATTTATTAGATAATACGTATACAAATGATATATGTATATACCATAATTTTAGTCAAATACTGGATTCTTTGTATAAATAATTGAAAAATATATAATTTATAGATGTATTAATTATATATATATATAAAATGGAGTTATTCTATAGTAAAACCATATCGTTTAATAACATAAATAAAATTAAAAATGAGTTTCTTCAACAATGTAATTCTAGAATTATATTGGGACGAGAGACAAACTATAAATATGATATTTTTATAAAAGATAATTTTATAGGTATTATAGAAAAGAATTATTTAACAGATTTAATTTTTAATATTGAGAAAAATGGTAATTTAGGTTATTCGTATAAAATGGAATTATCGTGCAGTACATATGGTTCTAATATAAAATGCAATGTTCTTTATGAGCCGCAAATTTTACTTAATAGAATTGAATCAAATGAAATCTATGAGTTTGAAAATTCTTTCTTTAAGAATATTTTACAATCAATCAATACGAGTAAAGTGATCGATGAACGATGGAAAGAAAAATCATGTTACGATGATTCTATTGCGAAGCAACCTAGTAAATTAAATATTAAATTATTCAATTATCAATTACAATCTTTAAAAAGAATGAAAGACATTGAAGAATCTAAAAATACACATATATTAGATACAAATAGAAAATTATCAGAAGTGTTTCGAATTATAGATAAAAATTCTGAAAGTAGTAAATTATTTGACAAATTTTTATTTGATATGTATGACTGTAAAATTAATTCAAACGTAACACATAATTTTTATTCATCTGGAGGCATATTGGCAGATGAAATGGGTTTAGGAAAAACGATTACATCTATCGGATTAATTATTGATAAACCTTATAGATATATTCACAATAATAATGAAGGTACTTATAAGTTTGAAACAAAGCCAGTACGTAATATCGAGGGTTTAGTAACAAAAGCAACATTAATATTATGTCCAAGTCATTTAACGAAACAATGGAGTAGTGAAATTACAAAAGCAAATCCTAAATTAATTCAGATACTATTTTTAACAAAAGTAAATCATGAGAAATATACATATCAGGACATATTAGATGCAGATGTAATTATTATTTCATTTCAGTTTTTATTCAATATTAATTATTATGTTAACTGGGCATTTTATAAAGATTCGTCTAATACTCGATGGACAAAAAGTTATATATCAGATGTAAATGCAATTGATAGACGATGTACTCAAATGAGAAACATTGCAAAATTTAATAAAAAAATCATTAATTCATTAAAGTATAATGTTATATTTGAAGCNATATTTTGGAATAGAATTATTATTGATGAAGGTCATGAATTATTTTCTGGAAATTATAGTTTTGAAAATATATATTTACAAAACGTTTTAAAAAATTTACAATGTAATAATAAGTGGTATATTTCTGGAACTCCGTTCTATAATATATACTCCTTAACCAATGTAATGGATTTTCTAGATTTTAAAACTGAGATAAAATCAAACGATCTTAAATATATTTATAATTTATCTAATAGCATGAATCATGGTTTATCTGAAACTAATATCGTTAATTCAATCTTTAAACAGAATTATATTAGAAATACAAAGGAATCAGTTAAAGATCAATTAACTATCCCACCAGCAAATATAGAAAATATCATGTTGGAATTTTCTGAGTTTGAATCAACATTATATACATCTTTGAAATACACCAATGAAGATTATTTAAGACAAATATGCTGTAATATTCAAATATGCGATAAATTTAATAATGGCGATGTTAATAACATCTTAAATTTCAATGAAGTAAAAGAGAAATTAATTAGTGATAATAAAGAAAAAATCCAAAAAACACAGTTATCTATCGATAATTTAAGTAGTACTGCTGCTGGATATATCGCAAGAAAACAAATGTTGGAAAATATTATTGGATCATGTAAGTTTCTACTTAATTGTTTTAATACTGATATTAAAGTAAACTGTGAAAGCTGTCCTATTTGTAGATGCGAGTTTGATGATCCAGTTGTTACAGAATGTGGACATAACTTTTGTTATGAATGTATTACAGAAGTATTATCTATTGCATCATATAAACAAGAATGTCCAATGTGTAGAGCAGCAATTGGGGCTTCTAAAATATATAAATTAGAAGACAAAGTTGATCCAAACAAAGAAGATCAAATAGACGAGCTAGTTTATAATTATGGAACAAAGATCGCAAAACTAATAAAATTATGTAATCAAATTTTATTAGAACCTTCTAATAAAATAATTATATTTTCAGAATGGGATAAACTCCTTTCTATGGCTGGTACTATTCTGAAAAATAATAGTATTAATAATGTATTTTGTAAAGGAAATGTACATCAAAGAAATGCAGCGATTGGAGCATTCCGATCTGATCTATCTAAAAATAGAAAAAATTTAGATAATATACCCAGAGTTATCATGTTATCAACTGAACATGCTGCATCTGGTACAAACTTATCTGAAGCAACTCATATTATTTTTATGGAACCTCATAAAGGTGAATATGGAGCTGTTAAATCAATGGAAGATCAAGCAATTGGACGTGCAGTACGTTTAGGACAGCAAAACCAAGTTAATGTTTATAGGTTAATTATGAAAAATACAATTGAAGATGAAATTATGAGTAAATATTTACAAGGATTAGATACAAATATTAAAGACAATGAACAATTAACTATTGACACATCACACGATAACCATTTAGCCGTTGATATCTAATATGAAGAATAATTTTGATAAGTATCCAACGATACTGGCTCTATATTATCATCATCCAAATTATTTATTTCTTTTTTTATAATATTTAATATATTATCATCAATATCATCTTCAGTAACTATATCATCTTTAATATTATATACTTGATTATTTACAATATCTTTATTTCTAATATAATTTACATGTACCTCATTTGGTCCAGTTAGTTTCTTATTATTGTTATTATATTTATATCGTAAATACAATACTAAAAATAAAAATAATAAAACAAAAATAAAATCAGCATAATTCCTTAATATATAAACTATATGTTTACATACATAAGAAAATGTATTATTAATAACACCAGGATCAGTACTTGTGGTATTATATTTAAGTAATTTTTTTACAACATCTCCTTCAACTAATTTCGGTTTTAGGGTCATTATAATAATAATCTTAAAATAAATTTTATAATTAAATATAAATGGATACTTTATTAAAAATAATAATAGGAATATTATGTTTATTAATAATGTTACAACTCGTGTATTCCTATATAACATTTTCGTCCTTCTCATGCCCTGATTGTCCAGAATGTCCAGAAATTACTACATCAGAAATAATAATGCCATCAAATGACTATATAATTAATTATATAAACAAAACATTTTTAGATATTAATGATGATATAAAAAGTATAGATTTTTTAAAAACAAATGTATTATTTGCTGATAACTATATTGTTAATTTTGAACAAGATGCAGAATCTATAATGACAAGAATAAGAACTGAAGTAGATAACAAAGACGATATCTTCAATGAAGCAAATTTTAAATATATACAATCTTTTGATAATGATAAAAAATCTAAATTTAATCTACAATATAATATAAAAGAATACCCATCGCCTTTAATATATTTTGAAGGATCCAAATTACTTTTTGCATACCTAAAATCTCAAAATATATGGAAAATATTAATTGATATAGGTAAATATCAATAATCTTTTAATAGCTCTTCATCATCTGAATCAATATTATAATATCTTAATCTAAATTTTTTAATATAATATTGCGTTTTTTTAATCAAAAAATAAATACATATTAAAAAAATGATTGAGAAATAAATAATTACCATTATATATTTCAATAAATATTCTTTTATATAATGATAATTATTTGTTTTTGTAATTGCAAAATAAATACATATCAACGATAGTATTATGAAATAACAAAATATCATTACATATTTCAATATATAATCTTTTATATGTATAAATAATTTTCTACATTTAATTATATGAATATATCTTTTAATCGACTATTTATTTTNTTTTTAGTGATATGTATATTATATAAAATTCGAAATACTACTGAACCATATGAAAACGAAGAAATTTATGTAAAAATATTTAGAAATAATTACCCATGGAAATATGGTTTTAAAAATAAATCGAATATAAATATAAAATTTGAAATAGAAGATAAAAAAAGAAATAAAAAAACAATATCTAGTATTATTATTCCTAAAACATTATATAATTTAGAAAATAAAATGCACTTATCTACATTTTTAAAAAATAAATCATATTATCCAGAAACATACATATATAATAAAAAAAATAGAATATTACCAAAAAATAACGATATATGGTTTATAAAAAAATGCGGATATTACATATGGTGGCTATGACGTTAATGTAGTAAATAACGTAAACAAAATAAAAGATTATATCGATGAGAATAATAATTATATTATTCAAAAATCAATAAACGATTTATATTTATATAATAAAAAAAAAGGAGATATCCGTATGTATTATCTAGTTACTTTATATAAAAATAAACTTAATTTTTACCTTTATAAAGATGGATTTATAAAATTAGCAAAAAATGATTATGATCCAAATGCGTTATCTACTGATATACAAATTACTAATACTGCGCAAATTAATAAAAATGATAAACCACGATCTATGATTTTTGATAAAACATTTAAAAATTATGATTTATTTCTCTCAAAAATTAAAACAATGTTAACAGATCTTTCAAATGAAATAAAATTATCATTCCCAAAATATTATAAGAGTTATTATGCGTTAGAATATCAACTATGTGGACCTGATATTATTTTTGATAATAATAATAATCCTTATTTAATTGAATTAAATTCTAACTTTCCAGCATATATAACTAATAATACAGACGATATTATAAAAATGAAAAAAAATATTTCAAAAATTATATCTAATCATCTATTTAAACCAGCAATTAATAGAGAAAATATTGATTTAGAAAAACACGGATTTATTAAATTATAAATTATTTATTATATTATATCTACATATAATATAATGAAATTTTATAGATTTGGTATTCTATTATTTCTTTTTATATTTATTATATATTATTTAAGTAATAAACCATATATAGATCAGGATATAGACAAATCTATATATTTAAAAATATTTAGACCATCTCATCCCTGGGGGAAAGGGTTAAAACGTAATTCAGATATAGAAATAAATTTACAAATTCAAGATACAAAAAAAAATAAGAAGACAATTGCGTCAATGTTAATGTCAAGATGTTTATATAAATTGGATAATAAATTATATTTATCTAAATTTTTACAAAAGAAAAAATATTATCCTAAAACACATATTTATAATAATAAAAATAGATATATTCCAAATGATAATAATACATGGTTTATAAAAAAATGCGATTATACCTCATTTGGAGGAAAAAATATATATATTGCAAATAGTCATAAAGATATTAAAAATGTATTAGGTCAATCAAATACATATATAATTCAGAAGTCTATTTCAGATGTATATTTATTTAATGGGATTAAAGGAGATATGCGTATGCATTATTTAATAACATTATATAAAAATAAATTAAAGTTTTATTTATATAAAGACGGACATATTAAACTAGCAAAATATAAATATAATAAAGACAATATTACAACTGAAGTACAATTAACAAATGTATCACAAGTTAAAGAAAATGAATCTGCAAGATCTTTACATTTCTCACAAGACCTTGTTAATTATGAACCGATGTTTTTAAAAATAAAATATCTTTTAACAGATTTATCAAAGGAAATTAAAAAATCATTTCCACCAAAATATAAAAGTTTTTATGCATTAGAATATCAATTATGTGGCCCAGATATCATATTTGATAATAATATGAATCCTTATCTATTGGAATTAAATACAAACTTTCCAGCATATGTTATGAAAAAAGATATCAAAGAAGTCAAGAAAACAAAAAGAAATATTGCGGATATACTAACAAATCAATTATTTAAAAATGCTATTAATAATGAAGACATCAATTTGGAAAATCACGGATTTGTTCGATTATTATAATTACATATTTTCTAATACTGTATTATAAAAATTATTTTTTATAGGCTCATTGTTTAGATGAATATTTATATCCGGTTTATAATTCAATTCTAATATTTTGCCATTATTTGTCGTATATGGTACGTATATATCATTTGAAATAAAATCAATTCCAGTACAAAATATATCAACCTTCTTGGTTACATCCAAAAAGAAGTCCTTATTTATTTTTGGTACTTTATTTATATTTATTCTTTCACATTCTGCACCATTTTGCATATTTATTATATTCGATATATCAATTTTGTGATTTTTTGGTATTATGGTATCTAAATTAACATTTTGATATTTTAATAGACGTATATTCGGTAGTAGTTTGTCTTTATATTTTTTATTTATTAATGTCTTAATCATATTGAGCCCATCGCCTAATACGCTTGCTTTTCTTTTTCCAATAATATCAATAATTTTATTATTAAACATTAATATTCTATATACATTGCCGCGAATTTGCTCTTCAACTAATAATATTTTATATTTTTTTAATGATATTTTTATAACATTTAATAAAGTTTTTTCATCATAAATATCTGTTTCAACTCCATTACCTAATGATTCAGATGTTGGTTTAACAACTAATGGAAAATGTAACTTAATTTGATGTATTTCATTTAATATATCAATTTCATTATATTTTTTAACTTTAATAAATTTAGGTACAGACATATTATATGTATAAAGCATGTCGGACAATTTATCTTTATGTAAAACTAGCTGAGCCGACTTTTTATTATTAAAATTATTATTATATTTTAATATTTTATTATTATTTGTAATCGTTTTATTATGTTTATCAATAATATATCCGTTCTTTTCCAAATAACTAAAAAANATATTATTTGACAAAGGTGTATAATGCTCTGTAATATTTAATTTTATNTATATTATATATACTAAAATTAAAACTAGAATTATTCTAGACATATTAAATAATATAATATATTAAAAATAATTTAATATATACAGATATTATTATATATTAGTGTAATAAATGATAATGACAAAAAAAGATATAACTGTAATTGGATTTGGATGGGCTAGTATCGGATTTATTCAAAATATAGACACTAAAAAATATAATGTTATAGTAATATCAGATTCTGATTCCTTTGTATATACACCACTTTTAGCACAAAATGTGAAAAATAAACGCAAACTAACAATTGATATATCAAGTCTAAATAAAAATATAATTTTCGATCAGGGTAAGGTAATAGATGTTGATTTTCAAAATAATATGATTGTGAAAGAAACGAAAGAAAAAATACAATTCCAATATATTGTTTTTGCACATGGATCTGACATTAATACATTTGGAATACCAGGTGTAAGTGATAACACATTATATTTAAAAACTGTAGAAGATAGTACAAAAATTCGCGAAAAAATTCAAAAACTAGAAATTGGTTCTACGATTGCAGTTATTGGATGTGGTTTAGCTGGAACTGAACTTATTGGAACATTAATAGATTATAAACGATATAATATAGTAGCAATTGATGCACTTGATCGTCCATTACCTACATTTAATATGGATATATCACAGCGTGTTATTAAACTATGGGAACAAGAAAATGCTAAACTATATTTTAAATGTATGGTTTCTAAAATAGATTCTAAATCGATATACATTAAGGATAAACCCACTATCGATTTCAATCTAGCAATTTGGTGTGGTGGAATCAAAGCGAATAAACTTACTCGCCAAATTAACAAGACATTGAATTTAGATTGTTTATATGGTATCCCAGTAAATAATAAATTAGGGGTTGAGCAAAATCATAATGTATTCGCTATAGGTGATTGTGCATTCTCTGGCAATCCACCTACAGCACAAGTTGCATATCAAGAAGGACAATATTTAGCAAAACAGTTTAACTCAAATTTTCAAGATAAGAAACCATTTCATTTTTATGATAAAGGACAAATTGGATATATTGGTAAAGGACAAAGTGTATATCAATCACCAATGTACCAAGGTGGAGGTACATTGATGTATTATTTTAATAATATGGTGCATTTATATAATTTTGGCAAAGTATATATAAAAAGTAAATGGTAATAAATATATTAAAAATCATCCGATATATTAAAAGATGTACTTACATCTGCTTTTTTATATTGACTTACTCTTTGTTCAAAAAAATTAGTTTTTCCTTCTAATGAAATATTTTCCATAAAAGGAAATGGATTTTTTACATTATAAATATTTTTATAACCTAAATCGCGAACTAATCTATCTGCTACAAATTTAATATAAACCTTCATTAATTCATTATTCATTCCTATTAATCGACATGGTAATGAATCAGTTATAAATTCTGTTTCAATTTCAACGACTTCTTTTATCATTTCATTAATTGTATTAACATCTAATTTCGTATTTAGCATAGAATATAATAGACAAGCAAAATCACAATGTAGACCTTCATCTCTAGCTATAAATTCATTTGACAAACAAAGTCCAGGCATTAGATTTCTTTCTTTTAACCAATAAATTGCACAAAAACTACCACTAAAGAAAATACCTTCGACACAGGCAAAAGCTACTAACCTTTGAGCAAAAGATGCATCCACATCATTAATCCATTTTATTGCCCAATTTGCTTTTTTTTTAATACATGGTATATTTTCGATCGCATTTAATAAAAAATTCTTTTCAGTTGAATCTTTTATATATGTATCTATCATTAAAGAATATGTCTCCGAATGTATATTTTCTACAGCAGCTTGCCATGTATAACACATTTGAACTTCGAGTACTTTGACATCTTTTAAAAATCGATCTAATAAATTAATATTAACAACCCCATCACTCGCTGCAAAGAAACCTAAAATATATTTTATAAAATGTTTTTCATCATCTGACATTATTTCCCAATCTTTATGATCTTTTGAAAAATCTAATTCATCCGCCGTCCAAAAACATTTTTGTTGTTTTTTATACATTTCCCAAATTTTATCATGCCGTATTGGATACAAAACCAAACGATGGTCTTCTGTGAGAAGTTCTTCATTTTTTTCCATATATTGTAGCGTCATTATATATTTAATCAACATATTTTTAAATTATTATAATTTCAGTTTTTTATATATAAAAAACTATAAATTCACCCATATAAATTCGATCATCTTTTATTTATAAAAATGGTATAATTTATACTATTTTTATATATATGAATTATATATGGTACATATTGGAATTATTCCCGATGGTAATAGACGATGGTGTGTAAAAAATAATTATAAATTGGACACATTGGTAGAACATTGGACTAACTTTGTTATAAATTTTTTAAAACGTATAACAAATAATAAGTTCAAATATTTAAAAAATATAGATGAAGTTAGTTTATATGTATGTTCTATTGATAATATTAATAGAAATGATAATACAAAAATACTAATTTATGAATTATTAAGAAATTTATTTAAAATTATTAATGATCCAACACCTTACTTTACTGAAGAGACTACAACAGAATTAAATATAATATTAAAAGACTTAAAAATTAATTTTATAGGTGATATAAATATATTACCAGATGATCTGCAAACGATTATTCAAACAATTAAAGATAAATGTGTAGGCACAAAATATACATTTAATTTAGCTATTGCATATGATTATAATAAAGATATTTTGAATTTTGGAAGAGATGATCTTAAACATTATACTAGAACCCAATCGGATATAGATATTCTATTTAGAAGTGGCGGAGAACAGCGCATTTCTGGTTTTTTCCCTACAAAAGTTTTATATTCCGAATTATTTTTTATGAAAAAATTATGGCCAGATATAACTATTGAAGATTTAAATAATATTGTTAAAAATTTTCATCAAAGAAATAGACGATTTGGCAAATAATTTAGATAAACAAATAATATTATCATCGTTATTATTATTATTTTATCAATATTATTATTCAGAAAAACATATAATTTTATTAATAGGAGTATATTTCCATTAATCCAAGAGAATTCATGGAAATGACATGCAAGTTTTCCTTTATTTTTATTTAAACCATATTCTTGTATATTAGATTCATATATGATATCCCAATCTAATATATGCACATTATCCGAGTTTACTAAAATTGAATTAAATAATAATGGACCAGTCGTTTTAAGTATTGTTAGTTCATNTATCAGATAATCATTATTTACATATTTATTACACATCTTAATTATATCTAATATTGTATTATTCTTTTTATCACAAGCTATAAANCCATTATTTATTAATGGCAATATCCTTATTTTTGTAAAATAAAATACNGATACATTTATCTTATCTTGAATTAAATAATTATCTAATTCATCATAACATAACATATCAATGTCAACATAACACCCACCATATTTATAAATTATTAAATATTTTGCATAATCTATTTTTTGGATCATCTTATTATATAAATTTATTTTTATGAAGGCATTATCATATGATTTATTTATAAATTTCATAATAGTTGTTTCATCCCATATAATCATTTTATATTTTGGATTTTTTTCCCTCCAACTATTTATATTATTTTTAAATTTAGAAGGGATTTTATTAATACCCTGCCACCAAATAATATGTATTATTTTTGGTATCATTATAGTTATAATGATATTTTTATGCTTAGAATATCATTAAATAATATTTTATAATATATGAAAAATATAATAATACTAATAAATATTATATGCTGTATATTAATATTTTCAGATTTATTTAATGGTATATATAAAAATATCAGTATCTTGATTATCACATTTATATATTTATATTATTTCGTAATTAATAAAAAAAAATTATTACTTTATTTTACAGATCTATATTTCAAATCATCAAACAAAATTGATTTAACAAAATATAAATCTATTGATGATTTTTATATTAAACATTTTAATAGTAAAAGAAGAAATGATATGAAAAATGAATCAAAAAAATTAGATTGTATTAATATTCAAGAGAGTTCATTATCATTCGAACATATTAAATATTTATATAATTTTCTAAATACAAAAATAAATAATATATATAACAGATATTTTGATTTTATATTATCACTATTAGTTATATCTACATTTCAATTAAATTATTTAAATTATTATGATGAAAATCAAATACTATTAGGATGGTCTTCTTATTTTATTGATGATGGCATATATTATGACTTTTTATCATCTCCCAATAATACATTTATATCACATATTTGTTTAAATTCTATTAAATTTTGTTTTAAAAATAATATTAAAATAATTGATTTAGGGCCAACACATGATGATATAAAAGAACGAAAATTTAATTGCGAAACATATAAAATAAATACACAATTTATGGAGATATTTCGTTAATTTATTTTCTAATAATATTCATATGAAAATATTATTGTTATTATTATTTATATTGCTAATATTTATTATTAAGTATTTACTTTCTAATATTATATTCTATAATAAATTTAAATTATGTGGATATGGTGCATATGATATTATTTGTAAATTGAAATTAATTAATGGTAAACATGAAATTGAAAAAAATTTATGGTTAGGAGATTTTAGATCTGGGTTAGATACAGATTTTTTGGTATCTAATAATATTAAATTAGTTGTAAATTTAAGTAAAGATTTAGATTTTACTAAATTAAATATTGAAAAATATAGAGTACCTATCCATGATAATAGAAGTCAAGAAAGCAATATAGGTATGATAAAACATTTTCCTAATATAAATACGAAAATACAAACTCATATAAATAATAACGAAGGTGTCCTTGTGCATTGTAGAGCTGGACTACAGCGATCTGCTACAGTTATTGCACTATATTTAATGAAAAAACATAAAATTGATTTTGAAAGTGCAAAATCAATTATTAGATCTAAAAGAGGTATTGTATTCTATCCTGTTGTTAATTTTATCGAACCTATCAAATATTTTGAAAAAACATTCTAATAAAAAATAATCAATATTATTTTTTATTAATTTATATTAATTAATTTACATCTAAAATATATCTATTTTATATATAAATTAAAATAGTCAAGACCATATGTATTTGATTTACTTAATAGTAATGGTATGGGATGGTTATTTTTTATCTTATTCTATTTAGAAATTGCAATTCACTATCATTAAAATCTTTACCATCAAATTTATCAAGAGATACTTTGAATATCTCATCAAATATTATTTCTAAATCAAAATTTACTTTTAATGCTTTAAATCCTGGACCTCTATTTACTTCTAAAATTTTAAGATCATTTTTATTAACTGGCAAATAATCAATTGCTAATATCTGATAACATCCCTTAAATTTATCATTATCTTTATTTAAACATTTTATATTATTCTCATCTAAAATATCAATACATTTCATACCATACTCAGTAATCGTATTTGACATTTTTTTGAAATTAAAAATTTGATCTTGATAATTTAATAAATCGTCTGTATAATTTCTTGTATCATAATCAATATTTCTTTCCTCAGATGCGAGTGCTAAATTAGTGATAAAAGAATATTTATTATCTTTATTTACAGTAACACATCTTGGTATATATTTATCAACAGCAAAGTAAACTATACGGGATTTTAATTCATAAATTGTTGTATTATCATTGTGATTAACTATTATGAAATAACTTCTAATATGTACTTTTCTTAATTCGTTTTCTTTTAATTTTATTGATTTTAATAATTTAGGATTTAAAAATTCAGATATAGTCCAATCACTATACTTATTCTGTCTCTTATACCACTCCTCAATCTGCTCATAATATTTTATAACTTCTATACCATCACCTTGACTCCCTAAACTGGGTTTTAATATATATCTACTACAACGTGATAAGTTTGTATTAATAAATGTTTCAATCTGTAGTAATTCTTTTGTCTTAATGTTATTATTGGACTTATCATCCTTATATATTTTAAAAGAAACAAACTCAGGAATCATATCTGTATTTTTTAGATGATTATATAATACTGATTTATCACCTAGTTCAAATATTGCACCTTCAATCTTATTCGCGATAGTATAATTTTTTAAAAATCCTGTTACATAACTTATATATAACTCTTTATTATCCTCTATTAAATCTGTATTTTTTAGAATATATCCTAAATATAAATCAATATGTTTATTGGAATTATCCAATGAACTCCATAAACTTCGTAAATAATTACGTTTTTTAAGATTATTAATAATTTCAGGATATGTTACTACCTGATTTGTACTCATATAATATACTTTATCAAAATTATGTCTATCCTTATTTGATAGTAATGTTAAATTATCAGATTTAAATTTTTTATTTTCGATAAGATTAAATATATCATTAAAAATATTTACAGTATTATAAATTTTCTTTATACTATTATGAAAATTCATCATTATATTGCCAGGATTATTATTAATCTCTAAAATCTTAAAATCATCGTTTTTTGTTAAAATACTATCAACTGCATAAATATTAAAACATGAATTAAAATTATCATTTAAACATTTATCATTTTTACATGCAAATTCATCGTGATATATTTCACTAAATTTTGAAATAAAACTATCGATTTTATTATTTACTAAATCAAACTTATTTGGATATTGTTTTTTAAATTCACTATTTGAAATACAAAATAATTTTGTAAATATTTCATTATTATAATTATTATCTTTATTATATAATATATCTCTATATAAATTTATATTCATCATTTCGTCGTCTGATAAAATGTTATTTTTAATATTTTTAATTTTTGATCCTAAATAGTAATTAGTGATATATGTGCCTAATTTATTAATATCTTTTACGATACTTCCGCTAGATGGTAATACTGCTAAATAAATAAATAAATTATTTATTTTATATATTTCCACTTTATTATTTTTTACAATTACTACAATATAAAATCGAATAAGACTTCTTCTTCCAAATTCAGATTCCACATTTATAGTTTTATGATTAAAACTTAATTCAGGTACTTTGAATGTTATTGGATCAATATATTCATCTAAAATTATATATTGAGATTTAAATACTGATAAATATATTTGAATTTTTTTCTTATAATTTCTGCTAGTATTTTTATGATCAAATAATAATACCTGTTTTCCTAAAGAACCATATGGATCTTTTAATATATAATACATACCAGGTTTTTTATTATTATTTACAAAATTATATAATAAATTAATATTACTAACGATATTTGCTCTATTTAATACATGATAATCTAAAAAATAGTCAGTATTCTTAAAATTTTCTTTAAAAACGATTTTATCAGAAAATATTTCAGAATTTTGAGTCAATATTCTAAAATTAATTTGAGATTTTAATACATTTTTTTTATCAATATTACTAAATGTAAAGCCAATTTCTTTTTTGTTTAATGCATCAGTTTTATTCAACTTTACCCAATTACGGTTTTTTAATATGAAATCTAAAGTATCTGCCATATAACTAACATATTTATTAGAAGATTGCACATTTATATAATAAGTTTTAGATATTTCAGGGCTGCTCTTTAAATGGTGTGAATAATTTACACTTAAAATGAACAAAATTAAATATAATATTTTCTTTGTAAGATCAATCGTAGTATTTATTAAAATTAATATAATTCCCAAAATAATTAGAATCTTGTTCATATAATATATATATATAATATTTCATTATTTAATTTTATATAATTATATTATTATTAACCATTTTGATATAATAATATTCATATCAAATATGTATTCAATAGATATTACTCCAGATTATCCTATATTTGAAGATGTTTTAACTTATTCTGCAACATTTGACAATATATGTTCTTTTAATACTGATGGATTAAAATATGATCCTTTACATGATAATTCTAATAATAAATATATAGTATCATTAAGACTGGGTCCAGGCAACTATGAATTAAATTATGACAATCACAATATTATTATAGAATATACATTAAATTATAGTAATCCTGTAGGTTTATCACATATGGTAAAATGCTATGAAATGTTAAAAATATCATCAGATGAAAATAAAGAAATATTACAAGATTTTATTAAAAAAGCGTATTTATATGCTAGACCAAAAACAGAGAATATGATCAACATTACTATATTTAAAAATTTTTGGTCTAAATTAAATAAATTACCTACAAGAAATATTGATACAGTATATCTTGATAAAAAAATAAAAGATAATCTAATAACAGATATTAATCAGTTTATTGAAGAAGAAGATACTTATAATGAATATGGAATTCCATATAAACGAACTTATTTATTCGAAGGATTGCCAGGAAGTGGTAAAACTTCTATCATTTTTGCATTAGCTAGTAAATTGAATATGGATATATCTATTTTTAATTTCGGACCAGATGTAGACGATGCAATATTTATGAAAGCAATCGCTTCACTGCCAGAAAATTCTATTTTATTATTAGAAGACGTAGATGCACTATTTATAGATAGAGAAAGTAAAAATAAAAGTTGTATTACTTTTAGTGGAATTTTAAATACATTAGATGGTATATCAAGAAGACATAAATTAATTACATTTATTACTACTAATTATGTAGAAAAATTAGATAGTGCATTATTAAGACCAGGTAGAGTTGATTATATTATTACTTTTACACATGCGTCAAAAGAACAAATTGAAATGATGTTTAATAAATTCAGACCAAATGATAATTCATTTAATGAATTTTATAATTTAATAAAAAATAAAACATATTCTACTGCAATATTACAAAAATTCTTCTTTACACATAGAAAAAAAGAATCAATACTTGATATAATACACGAATTAAATGATATTAAAAATATGCATTCATTTGAAACTAAGAAATTAGCACCCGCTGGCATGTATGTTTAATATTACTAACAACATAATATAATTTACTAAAATTATATTATGTTTTATTGATCGACATCTATTCCATTCACTATATCAATAACGGAATTAATAAAATTAGATGAAATATAATTATTTTTAATATAATTATATCCATTTAAAGCAACTTGAGCTCCATTTGGACTATCAAGTAGTGTTTTATATTTTTCATTATCTAAATTTAAATAGAAATAATCTTCTTTTTTATATGGCAACTCCAATAATTCATTATCTATCTTTTTAATTGGTATATAATGCACGTATTCTTGTAATCCCAATCTCTCTAAATATAATGGACTCTCCTCGAAAAATCCCAAACACCCACATCCTAAAATCTCTATTACTTTCGCTAATAGAAAATTAACAGGATGTTTTGCTAAACCTAAAATGGCTCCCTTATATTCCGCCAATTTATTATAATATTTTAAATGATAAAAATCATGCTTGAAATTTTTATATCCAGGATGTTCCAACCAGTTATATAAATCTTTATTATAGAAATAATTCGTATACATTTGTTTTCTAGATGGATACGATAATTCATTAATTTTACCAGTTAATAAAATCTTATTTATTCTATTATTGTTTTCTGGATTATATTTATGAATAATTCTTTCATCAAAAAAATAAAATAAGAATTTCGATTTATTAACTAATTTTGAATTTATATTTTTGAAATAATCTAAAGAGGGTGATACAATTAAATCTACATTAATATATCGCTCATCATTGTCTATTACATTCAATACCAGACGTTCCTCATCTGAAGTATTTAGAGTTGGGAAATGTAAATCATCCATCCAAAATATTGTTTTTATATTATTGTTCTTTATTAGTCTTAATTTTTCTGGTATAGTTACAATATAGGAACCTACTTTCTGATGTAACCAAAAAGTATAATCTTTATATTTTTCTATTTTAAATTCATCTATAAATTTATCTATATTTTCTATTTCAATAATTTCAATAGATATATCATTATTATTAAATATATTTGAATTTATTTTAAATGTATCAATTATTAACATTTTATTGTAATTTACTGCAAGATGTTTATAATATAGTATTAATATATTCATATTATTATTATTATTATTTTAATTATTTAAACATGCTCATAATTAATTTAATTTGATTAATTATTATGTCTGTTATTAATGATATTTTTGATATAGTTTTTGTTATAAATTTGGCGAATGATAAATTTAAAAAAAAAATGATGATTAAGAAACTAAATAAACTTAATATCAAACACACATTCGTTGAAGCGATAAATGGTTATCAAGAACCAATACTCTCACAATATAATATATATAAAAATAAGCCATGTGACTGGGATGGTTCCCACGAATATGAAATTGCTAGATCTAAAAAAATGATACCATCTGCCGGTGCATATGGATATTTAGAATCATGGTTAAAAATTTTAGATATATCTACCAAATTTAATTATAAAAAAATATTAGTTTTTGACGACGATGTTATTTTTGATAATAATTTTGAAGAGAAAGTTAAAGATTTTTTCGATATAATACCTACAGATTTTAAAATAGCTGCATTAGGATTAAGCCAACATAATTGGGGAAAAATAGTATACAAAGATAAATACTATAATCCAATTGTATATACAGATGGATCATTTGCACTAGGAATTGATTCAAGTGTATTCCCCGAATTAATACAGCAAACTAAATTGTATAATATTGCATTTGATAGTGGACCTATCAGATATATATATAATAAATATAAATCTGAATGTTTTATAGCATATCCAAATTTAGTAATTGCAGATGTTAGTACAAGTTCTATTGGCGGGTCTCGTAATATGATTGAAACATCATCTAAATTGAAGTGGCCACTACAAAATTTTAACTACATACAATATTCAAATGTTAAAGTCTCTGTTATAATTCCTGTTTATAATGCTAGCAAAACGATTGAACTATCAATTAAAAGTATATTAAATCAAACATATAATAATATTGAAGTAATTATTATAGATGATGCATCAACTGACAATAGTTTAAGTATTATTAATAACTTAATTACAAATAATGAAAATGTAAAAGTAATTGAACTTAAAAAAAACATGGGCTGTTATTTCGCAAAGAATATTGGTATTAGAATATCAACTGGATCACTAATATGTTTTCAAGATGCAGACGATATATCAGTAAATAATCGAATTGAAAAACAAGCAAAAGAAATAATCGAAAATGACTATAGCATTGTAGGAACAAATATTATAAGATGTACTAAAAATATATTAGATGAATATAATTTAGATAATGTCATTAAATATGAACTTTCTAATCAGATTAAACCAAGATTAGGTTTAATTACATTAATGTTTAAAAAACAGATATTTATACAAAATGGATATTTTAATGATTATTATCATCATAGTATGGACCAAGAGTTTATAGATAGAATATATTTTAATAATAATAATAAATTAAGTGAGACTCATTGCCATGAATTATTAAATAATGGTTCTTTTAAAAATTATAAAAAATTAGATGAAATATTATATATATGCCAGCCATTAGATGATAATAACATTTCATGTAAATATAATAGAGGTCATAAAAATCATATTAGATTAAAATATCTTAAAAATATTGAGAATAAAGAACCATTAAAATATATTATATCATTTAAATTGATTGACTTAGTCATAAATAAATTTGGAAATATTATTATTAATGATGCAGATGAACTTTATTACTTAAAATATTTTACGAATGACTCTACAAATATTTTGGAAATAAATCCAATCGAAAATACAATAAATCCAATATTGCTTACAAATCCAAAATATATAACTGAAAATAAATCTAATAAATATATCATAACTACAAATGGAGATATTAAGAATGAAATTGATCATGCGCAATATATTAAAATAAATGATTCATATGCAGAATATATTAAAAGACTTGAAAATGAACAAATATTATTTGAAAAAATTAAATTAGAATCATATAATTTAAAAAAAAAACAAATGATTGAGAAAATGGAGTTAATGACGAAACTAAAAATAAAAGAAAAAGAAAACAATATTAAATTAGAAACTAGAAGATTAGAAAATGACATAATTAAAAATAAATTAAATAAAAATAAAATATTAAAAACAACAAATCTTAAAATAAAATTAGAACAAGAAAGAATTAAATTAGAACAAAAGGAAAAAGAAAGAATTAAATTAGAACAAGAGGAACAAGAAAGAATTAAATTAGAACAAGATGAAAAAGAAAGAATTAAATTAGAACAAGAGGAAAAAGAAAGAATTAAATTAGAACAAGATGAAAAAGAAAGAATTAAATTAGAACAAGAGGAAAAAGAAAGAATTAAATTAGAACAAGAGGAAAAAGAAAGAATTAAATTAGAACAAGAGGAAAAAGAAAGATCATTATTACATAATTTTATAATTAATAATAAAATTGAGCAAATAGTTATATCTAGTTCGTTACCTGGAAATAATCATTTTAGTGTATATGCAAGTCCAATTTATAAATCTAATAATATAAATACTTTATTTTATGGAATTTATACACTTGATGATATGGCAAAAGTTAAAAAACATACGGGTAAAAAATGGATTTTGTGGGCAGGTAATGATTGTAATACAACAAATAATAAAAGGATTCAAATATTATTTAATTGTTTAAAATATAATGTAGAACAATTTTTAAGTATAAGTCATATAGTAAATAAACATTTATCTAATATTAAAATAGATTTCTTATATTTAAACGAATCTACACGGGAAATAGAGGACAATATATATAATAATAAAAAAATAGATTTTAATACAAAGATTGAATTAAATGAAAATATAATATTCAAAGATATACCAATTTATATATTAAATTTAAAAAGACGTGAAGATAGATTAAATTTTATGAAATTCAAATTAAATGATATTGGTATTTATAAATATAATATTTTTGAAGCAATTGATGGACAAAATTCGAAAGATGTTAATAATTTATATTCAAATTACAATAATACAATAACAGAAACCGATTATTTGAAAAATAAAAAATTATATATTACTCAAAAATCTGTATTTGCTATATTATTATCCTATAAAATTTTAATTAAATCGATTTTAGATAAACAATATGATCATAATAAATATATTATGATATTAGAAGATGATGTTAGTTTTAGTACAAATATTGAAAATTATAAATTAGATATTGGCGATGATGTTATATATTTAGGTGGAAACCAATTAAGTTGGTGTGAAGATGTTAAAACAAATTATAGTTTGATAAATAATGAAAAATATATAACATATGGTGCATACGGTATATTATATAAAGTATCATTTTTGGATAAATTTTATAATTCGGTATTAATACATGAATTAAGAAAACCATATGATTATTTATTATGGAAATTTATAGTCTCCAATAATATTAATAATAAGGTAATATATCCAAATTTAATTTTACCAAATTTGGATGATAGTGATAATATGGGTAAGCGTGATATTTTTAAAATATGTCAACTTAAAAAATGGGATTTAAATTTATATAAATATCAGCTTTTAGAATTAGAGTTTTATACATTCTATAAACAAGCTCATAAATTTAAATCATTGAGAATGATTGATAAATATATTGATAGTATTAGTTATAAAGATATATCTAGAATTATTGAAGGAAATAATAGAACATTTGTATTTATAATTGCTTCATATAATAATAAATATTATTATAAAAAAAATTTAGATAGTATATTAAATCAAACATATAAATTATGGAGGGTTATTTATACAGATGATTGTTCAACTGATGATACATATGATTTAGTAAATAATTATATAATAGATAATAATTTAGAAAATAATTTTATTTTATTAAAAAATGATATAAATATGAAGCAGGCATATAGTAGATATCAATCATATAAGAGATGCGATGACGATGAAATAATATGTTTTTTAGATGGAGATGATTGGTTATATGATAATAATGTATTAGAAAAACTAAATAATGAATATCAAAGTGATATAAAATTAACATATGGGTCTTATTATAAATATGAAAATAATAAGATAACAACGTTTGTTAAATCTAAAGTATATGAAAATAATGTCATTTTACATAATTTATATAGACAAATGAAGGGATGGTATGGTATTCCTTTAAGAACAGGATATGCATCTTTATATAAATCAATGCCTGAATCTTATATGTTAGATAATAAAGGTAATTGGATGTCTGCGTGCACAGATGTTGCTGAATTTCTATGGGGGATAGAACATTCAGAAGGTAAATTTAAAAATATAGATTATCCAACATATGTTTATAATATAGATGCGTCAAAGAGATTTAAAAATAGTATGTATAATCTAAATAAAAAGGAATTACAATATAGAATAAATACATCTGAAAAGATTTTTAACTATAATATGTAATTTACTTGCAATTATTATGATCATTTCTCATTTCATCTCTTTCTTTAATTACTGCTTCTAATAATTGATTAGGTGTTTTTTCTCGTTGCATATATTTATTTAATGCATTTGTATCTTTAGGAAAACATAGTCCACCATAACTAATTTTTCCGTCGGGTCCAGGTATAGTTGTATGCATTGGATTAATCCAATTATTTTTTAACATCATATCTTTTACTTTATCATAATCGCATCCATTTTTTTGACATAATAAATATAATTCAGTAAAAAACTGTACTTTAATAGCATAAAAGCAATTTACGAATGACTTCATTGATTCTGATTCTAAACATGAACATAAAGAGATTTCCGCATCGGGATAATACTTTTCATAAAATTGTTTTGTTTTATTTAAATTATCTTCAGAACATGATGATCCTTTGCCTAAAACTATATGTTTCTGATTATGAAAGTCTTCGAATGCTGTTCTTGCAGTTAAAAACTCTGGATTATGAATAAATTGTAGTGATTTAAATTCATCTGATAATTTGTTAGTTGTCTCGGGTTCAAGTGTTGATTTTATAACAATTATACCATTATAATTTAAATTTGTTAATAATATACATGTTTCTATAATAGCAACTTTATCATATTGTCCTAATTCTGAATTATAAATAGTGGGTAAAACTAAAAATAGAATATCACATATTAAACAATCTTTAAACTCACCAATTCCACCATTTTTAAATTTATCATAACCAAATAAATTAATTTTTTCTTCCATGCCTCTTAATTTAAAACTTTCAAACATCGCATTTCCAACAAATCCTAATCCTATTATTCCTATTTTTGTCATATAAAATATATATATTAATATAAACATAGGGCTGAAAAATATTAATAATTTAATTTATTTAATTATTAATATTAGTTATTAATCATTTATAACAGCCCGACCTTTATTATTTTTCCAATCTTTTTCTGGTCTATCTATTAAATCATTTCTTTCAATAATAGAATCCATAATATAAGGCTTCATACCTGACTTCTGCATTTCATATCTTAAACTAGATGTATCTTTTGGGAAACAAGTACCACCAAATCCTTTATTTCCATCATGACCTGGTACTGTTGTATGACTATGTAAAATTCTATCATCATTTGCAGCCAGATTTCGTACATTCTCGTAATTTATACCTTTTAATTCACAAAATTGATATATCTCATTACAAAAAGAGACCTTTGTTGCTAAGAAACAATTTTTAAACATTTTAACCATTTCTGCTTCTTTATTAGTAATAAAATTTAAATTATTATATTTAATTCTATCATTTTTATGAGCTAAATCAAATAATTCACTCATTTTCAATTTAAACTGATTATCTCTAACCCCATCCAATAATCCGAAAATCCAATCCTTATTATTAATAAAATCATTTAAAAAGTTTTTTTCAGTTAAGAATTCAGGCATAAAATAAACATTTAAAAGATCACATGTTCCAGCGGGAACTGTTGATCTTAAAACAATAAATCCATTATATTTAATTGATTCCAAATCATTTAATACTGATTTAATAATATTTAAATGACACGATCCATCTTTACTCATTGGTGTTGGCACACTAATAAATATAATTTCACATTGATTCATATCTTTTAATTTTAATCCTTTAGGTTCACATGCATCTATATTAATATCATATGCAAGTAATTCGATGTCTTTACATCTTAATTGTGTTGTAGCTTTTCCTACAAATCCATTTCCTATTACTCCTATTTTCATTTATATTAGATAATATTATATTTATAATATGGCTAATTTATTAGCTAGTCATAATATTTTATATTTTATAGTTTATAAATGAACTTACAAAATTATATTTATGATAATAATATTAAACAATTGCAGATATCATCTGGGATTGTTAATAATAATTTAAGTTTTTTAAATAATATAAAATATCATGAATATGAAAACAATGTAGAAAATACATTGTTTGTCGGCATGTATACTCATACAGATTATAATATTATTAAATCACATAAAGGTAATAAATGGATTTTATGGACGGGCAAAGATATAGATATAACGAATAAAAGCAGAATTCATCACATTAATACTTTAGGAACATATAAAATAAACGGTCATATTTGTTTACAATCAAATATTTATGATAGATTATTATATCTAAATTTAAATCCAATTCTCATAGATTTCAAACTAACTCTTATAAATCAAAATAAGTTTGTTTTCATTATATCTTCATATAATAATAGTTTATGGTACTTAAAAAATTTAGATTCAATAAAACATCAAACATATAAAAATTGGAGAGTTATTTATGTTGATGATAAATCCAATGATAATACATATGATTTAGTTAACAAATACATAAATGATAATAAATTGAATAATAAAATAAAATTAATAAAAAATGATAAGAATTATAAACAAGGATATTCGAGATATATTGCTTTTAAAGAATGTGATGATAATGAAATATGTTGTTTATTAGATGGTGATGATTGGTTATATGATAATAGTGTATTAGAGAAGTTAAATAATTTATATAATAAAAATGATATATCAATTACATATGGCAAATATCGATATTTCGAAAATAATAAATTAAAAAATAGTAGTGGTTTTCAATCATATCCCGAAACAATTATTGAAAATAATTCATATCAACATTATAGTACATGGGTTGCATGTCATATGAGAACAGGATATGCACAATTATTTAAATCTTATCCATATGAATATTTATTAGATTTTAATGATGAGTTAATTTCTGCTTCGACCGATATTAATGAAATGATGTGGATATTATGTAATTCGGATGGTAAACATATGAATACTGGTTTTTTAACATATATATATAATAAAGACGCGTCACTATTAAATGAAAATAGTTATTATAATAAAGAATTAAATAAAAAAACAGAATTATATAGAAATGAAATTATGTATTATATATCATTGAATGATTTAAAAAGATATGAGAAAAAAGAAACAATCTTAATTTTTACTGATTTAAAATGTTATGATAAAAGATTACAAGATTTTTGCGATTTAATAAAATTTAAATTCAAAATTATATTTAAAAATGAATTAGTTCAAGGAATAAATGATATTAAAATTAATATTGATCATATTTTATTTTATGATTATAAAAATATAAATACAGAATTAGTTAATAAATTAAAAGATTATTGTTCTGATATTAAATCAAATAAAAAATATAATGATTTAGAATTATTTGATGAAAACGATATAAATTCAAATTTAAATAATATCAATATATTATTTAATCACGATTTGACTTATATTAAAAATAAATTAATTATTTTTGTTCCTTATTGTGATGTATATTATGAATTTATAATAGAATGTTTAAATTCAATAGAAAATCAAAAATATGATAACTATGAAGTAATTATTGTGAATGATGGTGGCAAAAAAATAGATTTAGTTAATAAATATATTGAAAATAAGACAAACTATAAAATAATTAATTGTGATGTAAATCACGGTCCTGCACATAGTAAATGGGCCTTTTATGATTATATACAAAAAAATATAAATAATTATAATTATAATGATATCTGTATAATTATAGATGGAGATGATACAATTAATAATAATACATTTAATATAATTAATAATACTTATAATAATTATAAATGTTGGACAACATATGGTAATGCAACAGGCGAATTTTGCAATTTAGATGATTATAATATGCCGGATGGAAATATACGATTACAAAAATGGAAATATACTCATCCAAGATCATTTAAAATTTTTTTAGCTAATTATCTTTCAGAAGATGATTTTAAATATAATAATAAATGGTTAACAAAGGGAACTGATAGACCCATTGTATATAATAATTTAGAATTATCAGGTAAAGAAAGAACAAAATTTATAGATAAAATATTATATAATTACAGAACACATGATAATTGTTCATATAAAACAGTAGAGTCTAAATATAAATTAGAACAAATAGATTATTTAAATAATAAGCAACCAAAGATTAAATTAGAAGAAGATATTGATATTATAATGTGTTCTTGGAAAAGAGAAAATAATTTAATTAAAATAATTGAATGTTTAAATAAACAGACTGTTGCTAATAAAATTATATTTCATATTATAAATAATAATAAAGATAATATTGAATATATTGATTCTATTTTAGAGAACTTAAAAAGTTCAATTAAAATAAATATTAAACATTATGATAATTTATATTTTGGTTTTCAAAGATTTATTTATATTAAAGATTTTATTTATAAAAAAAAAAATAGTAATTATGTAATAATAATAGATGATGATCAAACATTTGAATCAGATTGGGTTGAAAAATTATATAATTTAAGGCAACCTAAAACTTATACTTGCTGGTACGGAAAAATTTTTGATAAAAAAAATATAAATTATTGGTATCCATATTTTGGCATGCCTTATTTATTAAAAAATAATAAACAAACAAATTTAAATAAATTCCATTATGGTGGAACAGGAGGATCTATTATTGATATTAATATATTCAATGAAAAATCATATTTATGGAAAATACCAGATGATATTCCTACAAGTATATATAATATAGAAGATCTATGGTTATCTTTCATAATAACATATTATTATGACTGGAATATTAATAGATCTTATTTACCTATTATTGAAATTGATTATAAAGAATCATTAAATAAAGCGTTATATAAGGATTTAAAAGATAATAAAAGCGTAATATTAGAATATTTACAAAATAAATATAATTGGATTATGTAATATATTTATTATTTAATTATATATTAATGTTTTTATCACCTATAAAACTAATAATTTATTATTTTTATATATGCCAAACCATAAATTATCCGAATATCAAGTTAAAAAATTATGGAATAAATTTAATAATAACGATTTTTTAGATGATTATATTAATATTAATAAACTCGATTTTAATAAATCTTTACAAAATAATTTAGTTGTTAAAATTGATGATGGATCTAAAAGAAGAATGAAACGAGGATTAGTTAAATTAAATCAAAATAGAGATCAAGTTATTAATTGGATTAAAGAACAAAAAGACAATAAAAATTATTTTGTGGAACAAATGAATGAAGTTTCAGAAGAATACTATGTCATGATTCGAATTGAAGATAATAATGATGTATTATATGTCAATAAATCTGGCGGGATTGGTCAGTTAGACCCATTAAAAGATGCAGACAAATATGTAGTAAACATTAACGAAAAATTTACACTAACCACAGAAAATCCATTAAATTTAGTTTTAATGAAATTATTTGAATTTTTCAGATATTATCATATTACATTTTTAGAAGTAAATCCGTTAGCAGTTACTAAAAATGGGTTTATTCCATTAGATTTTGCTGTTTTAATCGATGATTGTTCATTTTATTTATTTGATCAAGAAGATAAAAAATTATTAGAAATGGAATATTTCAATAATAATAATCATGAAGCAGAAGCATATATTCATAATTTAGATTTACAAACAGGGGGATCATTAAAATTTAAAATGTTAAATCCAAAAGGTACTATATGGACTATGGTTGCAGGAGGCGGGGCATCGGTTGTATATACTGACGCTATAGTTAATTTAGGTTACAAAGATGAATTAGCCAATTATGGAGAGTACAGCGGAAATCCACCAACTGAATTAGTTTACAAATATGCTGATACTGTATTTAAATGTATGAATGATGTTTCAGAACAAAAATATCTATTTATTGGAGGAGGTATTGCGAACTTTACTGATGTTAAAGCTACTTTCGTTGGATTATTAAAAGCCATGGAAGACAATATTGATGTATTCAAAAATACTAAAATTTATGTCAGAAGAGGAGGACCAAAATATAAAGAAGCATTACAAGATTTTAAAAATTTAGCTGAAAAATATAATCTTGATTGTGAAGTATATGGACCAGAAATGGAAATCACTAAAATTGTTAGTAATGCATTAACTCCTAAAGAAAAATCATTATTAACACTAAATGATGTCAAACCACTTGATATTGATTTAGACTATTATACTAAATATATTAAATATGATCTAGAAGAAACCGATCAATGTATCATATATTCATATCAACCAGCTGCTGTACAACGTATGTTGGATTTTGATTATTTAAATGGGAGAGATAAACCATCTATTGCTGCAGTAATTGATCCTCGTAAATTAAAAACATCATTGGACAAATTCTTTTGGGGCAGTGAACCAATATTAATACCAATAATTAATGATATTAAAAAAGGATTAAATCAATATAATGAAGTAAAACATATAATTAGTTTCTCATCATTTAGATCAGCTTATGAATCCACTCTTGAATTATTAGATTATGAACAGATTGTTAGTATTACTGTCATTGCGGAAGGTATTCCAGAAAAACATACTCGTCTATTTAATGAAAAAGCAAGAAAATTAAATAAATTAATTATTGGTCCTGCAACAGTTGGTGGTATCAAACCAGGATGTTTAAGAATTGGAAATACATGTGGTAGTATAGAAAATATTATTGACTCAAAATTATATAGACGGGGTAATGTCGCTTTTGTAACCCGGTCAGGCGGTCTATTAAATGAACTCTGTAATATCGTTTCTAAAAAAACTAACGGCGTTTATCAAGGTATGTCAATCGGTGGCGATCGCAACCCTGGATCTAATTTTATAGACCATATTATGAACTATGAGAATATAGAAAATGTTAAATTAATTATATTATTGGGCGAAGTCGGGGGTATACAGGAATTAATAGTCAGTAATGCTGTAAAAGCGGGTTTAATTACAAAACCGGTAATAGGTTGGTGTATGGGTACTTCCGCAGATTATTTTACAGATGATATTCAATTTGGGCATGCGGGTGCATCTGCTAATTCAGAATATGAATCTGCTAATTTTAAAAATAAATATATGGAAGAAAATGGTATCCATGTTCCAGAAAGTTTTGAGTCGTTAAGTGATAAAATAGAAGATATTTACAAGACATTAAATCTAAAAGATGTAGAAGATAAAATTCCGAGAGAGATGCCATTAAATAGAAATGATGTTACATTCTTTTCATCTATTTCTAATGAGATAGGTGAAGAATTGACGTATAATGGTATACCAATATCTGAAATTGTACATGGTGGTATAGGTAAAACAATCGGCCATTTATGGCTTAAAAAAGACTTGCCAGAATGGATGTGTAAATATATTGAATTAGTTATAATGATCACTGCAGATCATGGTGCAATGGTGAGTGGTGCCCAAAATACGATTGTTGCAAGTAGAGCTGGGAAGGACTTAGTAAGTAGTTTATGCAGTGGTTTATTAACAATTGGAGATTATTTTGGAGGAGCATTAAATGAGGCAGGTAATTTATTTTATGAAGCCAGTAAAAATGAATCTGCAAATAATTTTGTTAATAGAATGAATAAAGAACATAAATTAATTAGTGGCATTGGTCACAAACTGAAAACTAAAGATAATCCTGATAAAAGAGTAGAGCTCTTATATAATTATGTCAAAGAACATTTCCCAAAATATGATATTGTAAATTATGGTTTTGAAGTAGAGAGTGTCACATTACAAAAAAGAAATAATTTGATATTAAATGTTGATGGTTTTATTGCATGTTCATTATTAGATTGTATGTTAAATTTAAATTTTTCAGATGATGAAATAAATGAAATTTTAGAGAATGGATTATTTAATGGTTTTTTCGTTTTAGGAAGAACTATCGGTTTTATTGGGCATTGGTATGATCAAAAGAGGCTAAAACAGGGGCTGTTTAGATTAAATAAAAAAGATATTAAATATTTAAGCGAAGCTATATGTTTCTAACCATATATTAAATAAAATATAATTCATTATAAATGAAAATATTAGCTCTCCATGGATACCATATGAGTGGAAAAATAATAGCTTCAATGTCTACACCTCTATTAAAAAGGATAGATTATAATATTAATTTAATTACACCTGACGCACCCTATTTAATAAAAAATAAAATTGTTCCGGATATAACAACCCATTTTGGACCTCCTTATTATCAATGGTTTGATAAATACAAAATTGTTAATATTGATAAATTAAAATCAATTGACAATATAGATGGTATTATTGGATTTTCCCAAGGTGCATATATATCTTCTATTATAACTCCATATCTAAAACCTAAATTTATTATTTGTATTGCTGGAATGGATTATAATATTATTAATAAGATCATAGACATACCTTCTTTTCATATAATTGGTAAAAATGATCCTCTTTTCTATAGATCTATAGATTTAACAAAAAAATTTAAAAATCCATATATTGTTTATCACGAAGGTGGACATCATTTTCCAAAAGATGTCCAAATATACACAAAATTAAATAATTTTATAAAAAAAATTATTACACCTATAATAAAATAACATACTTATTTATCCATCTTTTAACCTAGTTAATATAAATTATAATTCTAATAATAATGGATAACTCTATTATTATTGGGGGTATTACTGGAGTTATATCTCAAGGTCTAACTTGGCCGATGGAATACTTAAAAACTAAAAAACAATTACCACAATTTTCAAGTTCAAGTGTATTTAAAATATTATCATCAGATGTAAAAGCAAATGGCATATTAAGTGTGTATAGAGGACTGTCTCCGCAATTAGTTTCAGCATTCCCACGAGCAGCAGTTAGATTTGCTGTTTATGAAAACTTAAAAAATAGACTAGAAGATGAAAATGGTAATTTATCAAATGGTAAAAAATTTACGTGTGGTTTACTTGCTGGAGGTATAGAAGCTGCGACGGTAATGACGCCAGCAGAAGTTATAAAAATTCAAACAATTAATAAAAATATTAATTTACAAAATACATTAAAAAATATATATCAAACAAATGGTATTTTGGGATTTTATAAAGGGATTGTGCCAACAACTATTAGACAAGCTACCACTCAAGGCACATCGTTCTTAGTTTATGATAAAACGAAATTATATTACGATAAATTTAACAATATCGGTTCATATAGTGGTCTATTAGCCGGCATGACTGGTGGTACATTTGCAGTTTTAGTTAATAATCCAGTAGATGCTATAAAAACATATAAACAGAGTGATAGAGGGAATAATAGTATAATTTCAATAAGTAAAGAAATTATACAAAAACATGGATTTAAGGGATTTTATAAGGGTGCATTATTAAGAATTTGTAGAGTAGCACCTTTACATGGATTTACATTTTTTACATATGATTGGTTGAAAGAAAAATTTAATTAAATACATATATAATTAATTTAGTATATATGTATCAGTGTCTGGTTGGGAAAAATAATCAATATATAATCTTCCGGTAAATTACCCATTTATAGATAAGCCATTATTTGGAAATCCTTATGGTTTTATATATAATGATAAAATTGGTTGTAGCGGAAAGATATATTAACCTAATTTTTTTGGGATTTCCCAAGTGAAATCAGAATCATTTCTACCAAAATGACCATAACAGGCTGTTTTTAAATATCTTGGTTTTTTTAAATCTAATTGTTTAGCTATCATTCCTGGACGAAAATCAAAATTTTTATTTACAATATCAAGTAATTCTTCATCAGATTTTGTACCTGTTCCATATGTATTAATATTTACTGATAATGGTTCTGCTACACCAATTGCATATGAAACTTGAATTAAAACTCTCTTAGCAAGTTTAGCAGCAACTAATGATTTAGCAACCCATCTTGCCATATAAGCAGCAGAACGATCTACTTTAGTTGGATCTTTTCCAGAAAATGCGCCTCCGCCATGTGCACCCCAGCCACCATATGTATCAATTATAATTTTTCTACCTGTTAAGCCACCATCACCTTCTGGACCTCCTATTACGAATCTACCAGATGGATTTAAATGGAAAATTGTATTTTCATCTAAATATTTTTCAGGTACAACATGTTTTATTACATGTTCCATTAAATCATTTTCAATTTGTTCATTTGTAACATCTGGATTATGTTGAGTAGAAATTAAAATTGTATGAACTCTTTCTGGTGTTAATGTACCATTTAAATTGGAATCTTCACTATATTCAACTGTTACTTGAGTTTTACCATCTGGTCTAACCCATGGACATAATCCACTTTTACGAACATCTGTTAAACGTTTTCCAATTTTGGTAGCTAAGTCATGTGTTAAGGGCATTAATACTTCTGTTTCTGAACTTGCATAACCAAACATAATACCTTGATCTCCTGCGCCAATTTCTTCCTCCTTCTTTCCGAGGTGTACTCCTTGAGCAATATCAGGACTTTGGGAATGTAATTTTACAATAACTTCACAAGTATCGCAATTAATACCTTTATCTTCATGATCAAATCCAATGTTTCTTAATGTTTTTCTTACAATTTCTTCATAATTTACTTTTGCTTTTGTTGTAATCTCTCCAAATACAATAACAAATCCTGTTCCAGTACTTGTTTCACATGCGACTTTTGATTCTGAATCTTGTGTTAAACAAGCATCTAATATTGCATCAGATATCTGATCACATATTTTATCTGGATGTCCTTCATTAACAGATTCTGATGTAAATAGTAATTTTGTCTTAGTCATATAAAATATATATAGAAAATTAAATTATTATGGTATATAATATTTAGACCATAATAATTTAATTTTGAAATCATATTTTATATGAATTCAAAAGTAGCTGATTTAACTTTAGCTGAGTTTGGTAGAAAAGATATTAAATTATCCGAAATTGAAATGCCAGGTTTAATGAAATTAAGAGAACAATATAAAAATAATAAACCTTTTAAAAATATTAAAATTACAGGATCATTACATATGACTATACAAACCGCTGTATTAATTGAAACATTATATGAATTGGGGGCCGAATTAAGATGGTGTTCGTGTAATATATTTTCTACACAAGATCACGCAGCAGCAGCAATTGCTGTGGCTGATTCAGCGAAAGTATTTGCATGGAAAGGTGAAACCTTAAACGAATATTGGGAATGTACATATAATGCATTAAATTGGCCAGATAATATTGGTCCAGATATGATTGTAGATGATGGAAGTGATGCAACAATGTTAATCCACGAAGGAGTTAAATATGAAAAAATGTATGAAGAATCTGGAAAAATGCCTGAATTTGGAGAATTAGATTTAGTAAAAAGTGAAACTGATTGTGTATTAAATATTATTAAAAGAACATTAGTTGAAGATCCTAATAAATGGACAAGAATGTCTCAGAATATTATAGGTGTTTCAGAAGAAACAACTACTGGAGTACAAAGATTAATTGAATTAGCAAAAAAAAATGAATTATTATTTCCAGCAATAAATGTAAATGATTCTGTTACAAAAAGTAAATTCGATAATTTATATGGTTGTAAACATTCTTGTACTGATGCAATTTTACGTGCAACTGATGTAATGATTGCAGGTAAGAAAGCTTTAGTTTTAGGATTTGGAGATGTTGGTAAAGGAACAGTAGAATCATTAAAATCTGCTGGAGCAATCGTTTCTGTTACAGAGATAGATCCTATATGTGCATTACAAGCATATATGAATAGTGTACCGGTAGTTCGTATTGAAGATTGTATCGAAGAGTTTGATATTTTTGTTACAGCTACTGGTAATAAAGATATTATAACTTTCGAACATATGAAAAATATGAAAAATAATGCAATAGTATGTAATATTGGACATTTTGATAATGAAATACAAATTGCATCATTATTTGATAATCCAGAAATTATAAGAGATATAATAAAACCACAAGTTGATAGATTTGAATTTCCAGATGGTCATAGTATAATTTTATTAGCTGAAGGAAGATTAGTTAATTTGGGATGTGCAACCGGACATCCCTCGTTCGTTATGTCTTGTTCATTTACAAATCAAGTTTTAGCCCAATTAGAATTATTGAAAAATAAAGATAATTATGATAATCAAGTTTATAAATTATCTAGAGAATTAGATGAAGAAGTTGCAAGATTACATTTAGATAAATTAGGAGCTAAATTAACAGTATTATCTGATGAACAAGCAGATTATATTAATGTTAATAAAAAAGGTCCATTTAAAACAGATGAATATAAATATTAACTAAAATATTTTATGTAGAATATAATAGGAATTCACAAAAATATATATGATATTACAAAATTCATAAGTAAACATCCAGGAGAAGGTGCGATATTACACCTATAGTAAAATAACATACTATTTATAGATGTTTAACCTAGTTAATATAAATTATAATTCTAATAATAATTGATAACTCTATTATTATTGGGGTATTACCGGAGTTATATCTCAAGGTCTAACTTGGCCGATGGAATACTTAAAAACTAAAAAACATCCTTTAGGAAATGAAGAACAGGTTTTAATGAAGAATCACTACCAAATTTTTTTGGTTCGGGATATTTTATCGATGAATTAATGCATCTATTTGATGATTCTGTATTGAATTTGAGAATTAGAATGCCAATTACAGACGAATTAACTCCGCGTAATTTTATTACTAAAATTGCAACGTATCAACATATTTGTTCAATACCTAATACAATGACTATATTAGTTAATTTAACTGGGACAATTAATTTAACTAATCCGGAATTGTATCACATAATCAAAATTTAGAAATGTATAAAGAAATTATAGATCCTTCATTTACATGGAAAATTTTTTCGCCAGAAGAACAATCGAATATAATAACAGCAGATAGATCTAATAATTGCCTAGATACAACTAAACTAATTATAATGTATCCTGAAATCAAAAATATTAAAGAATCAGTAAAAGATACTCTAATAAGAATGAAACAAAAAATATGAGTTTATTAATAGACGTTTTAATAAAAAAAACAAACATTCTAGAACATTTTATCATCGTCTAAAAAATAGTGTAATATTTTAAATATTACACTTAATTTAAAATATTATTTATACTCATTTCATCTCAACTATGTGGAGATATTCTACATTATTGAGAAATAAAGTATCATCTCTATATAAATGCTTTATTTAATACCACATATCTAAATTTACCATAATGCAGGATTTAATAATTTATTTGGTATATTTTTAAATTCTATTCTTACTAAATTTAATTCATCAATATTTAATTTTCTTATATTAAATAATTTTAAATTTTCATGTAATTGATCAATATTATCTACACCAATCAATAATCCATTACACCATTCTATTGATTTAACATAT